GGATCAGTGAACGGCATCGATCTTTGGGTCGATACAGCATTATCAGGTACACAAGATAAATAAATGTATGTCATCAACCGAGATGCGTACACATGGTATGAAAGCCCACGCCTAGAACTTCGCACGAACATCATTTCAGATGGTTCAATCGGAATTCTCATGTACGGCTATGGAGCTACGGCCACAAAAATTGGCTATGGCGCATATCGTTTTCTTGACTAATCACACCCATTAATCATCGGCCGGGTCTCTCCCGAACCGGCCGAGTCGAAGAAAGGATCAGAGATGCCATACATCATCACGGCTGATGAACTACGTGCAGTGCTTGGCGTCTCTGATTCCCTTTTTCCTGATGCTTATCTAGATCAGGTAATTGATAGCGCAGAGGCAACAATCTTGCCAATGCTTACGCAATATCAAAGTGCAGTCGTTGCAACGACCATCAAAAATGATGTGCTTTACATCGACACCCTACGTCCGAATTTTTTCGTCCAGGGGCAAGGGGTCATTCTCGCCGGCGTCGGTAATGGACTCGACGGCCCATATACAGTCAGCACTGATTCCGTCAAGCCTTTCCAGGTCAGCTGCGTAGTAGATGAAGCCGATCGCATTACCACCCCAGTGATTCCGGCGGGAACGATCACACTCGATGGCGGTTCGGCAGCTGAAATCTATGCCAACGTAGCCCCAGTAAAAACGGCGGTACTTATCGTCTCAACAGAAATCTTTCAAAGTGTTACAGCCCCAGGTGGACAAATTGAAGGCGTGGATTTTGCACCAACGCCATTCCGCATGGGTCGCAGCTTACAAAATCGTGTGATTGGTTTAATTTCTGCATTTTACGATGTGGACTCAATATGCCAGTAACATCATTACTCGATGTCCGTACCGAATTGGCCACGGCTCTTTCAGGCGTTGCGGCATCGGTCTATCCGGTAGCTCCCGAAGCGGTTATCCCACCGGCCTGCGTCATCATCCCGGATTCACCCTGGCTTGAAAGCACCTTTTCAATAGTGCAGTCACCAAAGTCAAAGTCAATTTTATCGTGACGGCAGCCGTTGCGAATAACGCAAATTCAGGTGCTTTGGATCAACTCGAAGCACTAATCATCAGCATTTTGGGGGCAATGCCCGCAGGATACGTGGTCGGCGATGTCCAAAGGCCGTCAATCGTTTCAGTCGGTGCGTCAAATTTGCTCGTTGCAGATTTGAATGTCTCGACTTATTTCACACAGGAAAACAACTAGGAGACAAAATGGCAACGACTATCATCACAGGTAGAGACATCACATTCACCATTGATGGTGATACGTTTGATGCTCAAGCTACTTCAGCAACCCTCACAATCGATTCGACGATCAATACGTATCAGACTCTCGATGGCAAGGCTTATTTCACTACTGACTCGCAGGGTACCTTCGCGGTCGAAATGCTTCAGGACTTTGGCGCAGCAACTTCACTTTGCGAAGCTCTTTGGAACGCAGCTGCGTCTGCACCAAATACAGCTTTGCCAGTGCTTTTCACAGTCGGCGGCGTTGCATACGCTTTCGACGTTCAGCCAATCTTCCCTGCACTTGGTGGAACTGCACCTGATGCCCTAACTGCATCACTTTCATTCACCTGCGTCACCACACCGGCGCTGGACTAATCAAAAAGAATCGGGAGAAAAGAAATGAAGCTACCAATCACAATTGAATACACAGCGGGAAATCAGGAGACCTACACAGCCCAGCCACCGGAGTGGGCAAAGTGGGAGAAGCTGACTGGCAATATCATTTCGCAGGCGCAAGAGAAGATCGGGATTTCCGATCTTCTTTTCCTGGCTTATCACGCAATGAAACGTGAGAGTGCCGGCAAGCCGGTGAAACCTTATGAAATTTGGTGCGACACAGTCGTAGAAGTTTCAGTGAACCAATCAGACCCAAAAGCCACAGACCCGGAAGCATAGGCAGGATTCTCGTCGATCTAGCTTTAGCAACCGGAATCCCGATGCAATATTGGGAGTCAGCCGAAGATGTGCTGACTGCCATCGAGATATTGGAGAGCAAGAATGGCAGATGAGGCAATCGCTTATGATAAAAGTGATCTTCGTGGTGTCATCCGTGCTTTCAAGGCAATGGAAGATGAAGCAATCGGCGAAGCCAAAATCACTTCCAATGCTTTGGCAACTTACCTTCAGGGCAAGATTCAATCAAAGGCGGGAACCCTGGAATCGCGTGAAGTAGCTGGACGAATTGCTCAAGGATCGCGGGTCAGCAAGTCAAGCAAAATCGGTGAAATCTCATTTGGTTTCGTAAGCCAAAAGTTTTCCGGCGGCGCAACGACTCAAATGCTTTGGGGTGGTTCCGAATTTGGTTCCAATAGATTCAAGCAATTTCCAGTGTGGTCAGGTCGCGAAGGCCGTGGATCACGTGGATGGTTTATCTATCCAACCCTGCGTGCCGAACAGCCATACATCATCAATGAATGGGAAAATTCATTCGCTAAGATTCTGAAGGAGTGGTAATGGCTACCGGATCAAGAACGCTTAAACTATCGATACTCGCCGACGTCGATCAGCTGAACAAATCGCTGAAGGCGGCAAATAACGACGTCGAGAGTTCCAGTAGCAAGATTTCAGATTTTGGCAAGAAAGCAGGATTGGCCTTCGCCGCAGCTGCGGCGGCTGCCGGTGCCTATGCCGTCAAGATTGGCATCGATGGCGTCAAGGCTGCAATCGCTGATGAGCAAGCCCAGGTCAAATTAGCCGGTGCCCTACGCAATGCCACAGGTGCAACCGATGCCCAAATAGCATCAGTGGAAAAGCAGATTTTGAAAATGTCACTGGCCACAGGCGTCAGCGACGATCAGCTTCGTCCGGCAATGGCTCGATTGGCTTTAAGCACGGCTGATGCGGGCAAAGCGACCGATTTACTGGCTTTGGCAATGGATATATCAGCGCAGACCGGAAAGCCGCTGGAAGGGGTTGCAAACGCCTTAGGAAAAGCCTATGACGGCAATACAGCCGCTTTGGGTAAGTTGGGTATAGGTCTATCGTCAGCTGAACTCAAGGCCATGTCATTCGAGGAAGTTTCAGGCCGTCTCACGACCCTATTTGGTGGCGCAGCTACGGCCAACGCCAACACCTTTGCAGGCCGAATGGAACGCCTCAAGGTTACTTTTGACGAAGCCAAAGAGACTATCGGCTTTGCCCTATTGCCAATCCTGGAAAAATTAATGTCATTTATGTCGATCCATGTCATCCCAATTGTGGAAAAGGTTTCAAACGCATTTTCAAACAAATCAGGCGGCTTGACAAATTACATCACTTATCTTGGCGAAGTAATCACAGGCGTGTTCACGCCAATTTGGAATGGCTTGGTCAAAGCTTTTGGAATGGTCAAAAATGCCATTGGTGAGAACATGGACGAATTCATGGCTTTTGGCAAACTGATTGCAGAATACGTGGCACCGGTTATCGGCACAGTATTAGGCAAGGCATTGCAAGGCGTGGGAATCATTGCTAGTGGCGTCATCGATGTCGTTGGTGGAATCGTCGGAGTCATCACCAAAGCCATTCAAGGCGCAATCACGGCAATCAATTGGCTTCTCGACAAATACAATTCGATTCCTTTATTGCCAAATGTGCCACTGATTCCAGTTTCGTCAGCCCCGACAGTCACAGTGCCAAAATCCGGATCATCAACATCAACGCAGACCCCAGTCATTCCATCCGTACCAACTATTCAGCCACCTTCAGTTTCAGGATCATCATCCGGAACCGCATCAGTGGCCGCAGCTGGTCAGACCATTTCTAATATGGCTGCGACTCTAGTACCGACAGTCACCATCGGCGGTGCGCCGGCGGGCTATCAGACAGAGCTATTCAAACCAACAGTGACAATCGGTGGGGCACCTGCCGGATACCAAAGCAATGCAGCACCACAGGTCACAGTCAATATGGGCATCGTCGGTGATCCTGAAGCAGCTGCACGAACCATCGTCAATACAGTCAATGATGCTTTCTATCGCGGCACAGGTGGGGCAACGGCTTTCAGGATTGAAAAATGACAATATTCAATCCAGTATGGCAAGTCACCATCGATGGGGTTGATTACACCGATTTCGTGTTGGCAAATTTAAGCATCACAGGTGGTCGGACAAATATCTATGAGCAGGCACAGGCAGGATATTGCAGCCTTACTCTTTACAATGTCACGCAGTCTCAAGTGGACATCAATATCAATGATTCAGTCGGGATTGGTCTCAAAGATTCCAACGACGTTTTCGTGCCAATCTTTGGTGGATCAGTAGTTGATCTAAGCATCGAAGTGGCCAACGCGGGAAGCATCGGCATTACCCAATCAATCACCATCGTGGCTTTGGGTGCGCTTTCTAGGCTTCAGAAGGCCTTGTATAGCACTTCACTAAATCGTGCCCATGATGGCACCCAAATCAAGCACGTCCTCACGGATTTGCTAATCAATAACTGGTCAGAAGTTCCAGCGGCTTTGACGTGGGCTACTTACAGCCCAGCCACAGAAACGTGGGCAAATGCTCAAAATGTCGGGCTAGGCGAAATCGATACCCCTGGCAATTATGATCTCGCAGCTCGTTCGGCAAGCGTTACAGACGTTTATTCATTGGTCGCATCGCTGGCCACTTCAGGGCTTGGCTACATATACGAAAATGCTCAAGGTCAGATTTCATACGCCGATTCAACCCATCGATCTCAATACCTGGCCGTGAACGGATATACCGAGGTTTCAGCGGCTCAAGCCATTGCCCCCGGAATCAAGCTTCAAACTAGGGCAGGCGATGTCCGAAATGATTTGACTATAAAATACGGCAATAATTCATCAAGCCAGGTCACGGATGAGAATTTGCAGTCCATCCAGGTTTATGGCCGTTTAGCCCAAATCATCAACACGACGCTTCACGATCAAGCTGATGCCGAGTCTCAAGCAGCCTTCTATCTTCAACTGCGTGCTTTTCCGCAGTTTATGATGCAATCAATCCGTTTCGAACTTACCAATCCGGAAATCGATGATGCCGATCGCGATGCTCTTATCAATATCTTCATGGGTCTGCCATTGCTCATTTCCAATTTGCCGCTGAATATGTCAGCCGGACAATACGCCGGATTCGTCGAGGGCTGGCAATGGTCGGCCGGATACAACACGATTTCCGTCACAGCTTTGCTTTCACCATTGGCCTTCTCATTGCAAGCCATGAAGTGGGAAGATGTCAGCGTGTCGGAACGATGGAACACAATTTCAAACACACTCACGTGGGAAACTGCCCTAGTGGTCGCATAAGGAGAAAACATGAGCAATCCAACTACGCCGTTTGGCTGGCAAATGCCAACGAACACAGACCTGGTCACAGACCTGCCTGCCGATTTTGAAGTATTTGGACAAGCGGTAGCAACATCGATGTCCGACCTATTGGGCGGCACTACTGGTCAAATCCTGGCAAAGAATTCCAATACGGATATGGATTTCGTATGGATCGCCAATGATCAAGGTGACATCACAGGAATCACAGCCACTTCACCACTAACCGGTGGCGGTACATCAGGTGCAATCACAGTCGGAATTCAGTCCGCATCCACATCACAGGCGGGTGCCGTTCAGCTTACTGATTCAACGTCCAGCACTTCGACCACGACAGCTGCAACACCTAACGCGGTTAAATCAGCATACGATTTAGCGGCAGCAGCGACGCCAAAGCTTCTTTCATTTAATGCGCAGACTGGAACGACTTACACATTCGTGGGCAGCGACGCCGACAAGCTTGTGACAACTTCCAATGCAAGCGCAGTCACAGTCACCATTCCACCTTCAGTATTTAGCGCAGGTCAGCAATTTGATGTCCAGTCGATAGGCGTTGGCTTGACCACATTCGCAGCCGGTGCGGGGGTCACGATTACTTCAACAGGTGCAACGGCAGCTGCGCCAAAATTGCGGGCACGCTATTCTGCCTGCACAGTAATTTGCACAGCCAGCAATGTATTCACAGTGATTGGTGATTTATCATAAATGAGCAGAATTGGTATTTTTGCGTCAGCAATCACTGGAAATTTGACAGTACCCGCAATTAATTTTCTTGTAGTAGCGGGCGGTGGTGGATCAGGTAATGCCGCGGCTGGACTTTATGACGGCGGCGGCGGTGGAGCCGGTGGATACCGTTGTTCCGTAACCGGTGAAAGTTCGGGCGGCGGTGCATCCGCGGAAACCCCATTCACTTATGCACTATCGACAAATTACACAGTTACAGTCGGAGCAGGAGCAAGCGCAAACACAAGCGGTTCAAACAGCGTATTTGCCACAATCACATCAAATGGCGGCGGTAAAGGTGAAGGCGTTGCGGCGGCTAGTTCAGGCGGTTCAGGCGGTGGCGGTTATCCTTCGGGTGCAGCTGGCACAGCAAATCAAGGTTACGCAGGGGGACAAAATTCGGGCGGCGGTGCTGGCGCAGCTGGTACAGGTGGCACTTATGGCAACGGCGGTGTTGGAGTTTCATCATCAATTGACGGAACAGCTACATTTCGTGCTGGCGGTGGCGGTGCGCCATTCACAGGATCACAGGGCGGCAACGGCGGCGGTGGTAATGGTGTTAATAACGGCAACGGCGGAAACGGCACAGCTAACACAGGCGGTGGTGGCGGTGGTAGTCGTGCAGTAAGTGGGACTTTTGGTGGTTCACAAGGTGGTTCAGGCATTGTCATTTTGAAATATCCCGACACAATTACCATCACTATTGGAAGTGGCTTGACAGGTACAACCGCATCACCTTCGGGTGGTTTTAAGGTAACAACGATTACAGCTGGCACAGGAAATGTGAGTTGGACATAATGGCACATTACGCATTTTTAGATGATTCAAATATTGTCACTGAAGTCATTGTGGGTATTGATGAAAATGAACTGATTGAAGGTTTAGACCCTGAAATTTGGTATGGAAACTTTCGCGGACAAAAATGTGTCAGGACAAGTTATTCCGGTTCAATTAGATTCAACTATGCTGGTATCGGATATTCGTATGATTCGATTGACGATGCCTTTATTCCACCCATGCCAAATTGCGGGCACGATGAATTGAGATTAAATAATTTGAAACAATGGGAATGTGAAAATGCAGAACACATCCCTATCAGCTAACGGCTGGCCTGCATCAAAAGATCGGGCTGCAATAAATATCAAGTCATTTTCAGTCCCAGGCACCGATTTGAAACTGGCTTGTGCTGAAGCCGTTGCGCCATTGCTCATCGGATTTGCGGCTGAATTCAACAGACTTATCGAGCCAATCGATGGGGCAAAGCTCGATGATTGGGGATATGCCTTTCGGGATATTCGTGGAAATGTGGGGAAGCTTTCCAACCATTCATCGGGCACCGCCATCGATCTCAATGCCATGAAACATCCATTGGGTAAGGTTGGAACATTCCCAAATGAGAAAGTGCCGATGATCCGTGCTTTGGCCAAAAAATATGGGTTAATTTGGGGTGGCGATTACAGGAATCGCAAAGATGAAATGCACTTTGAAGTCGCTTTACCACCGGCGAAGGTCGCTGCGTTGATAGCAAAGTTGGAGAAGGAAAATGACTGAACTGAAGGCAATGGCAGCAAGTTGGGCACGATCATTCCTAGCAGCTTCTTTGGCCGTCTATCTAGCAGGCGTCACCGATCCAAAGGCAATTATCGCCGCCGGCGCAACTGCGGTACTTCCGGTCATCATCCGTTGGCTCAATCCCAACGATAAGCAGTTTGGCATCAATGACAAATGACCGAGACGATTCAAGCCGTAGGCGTAATCGCCGCGGCAACTATCTCTGCCATTGCAGCCATTTTCGCAGCTAAGTCTGAACGCAATTCAAGGCCGGTCTCAAACGGCTTTGCCGATGGCCTACGCCACGACGTGAGGGAAATCCGTGCATTGCTTATCCAGCACCTAAACGATCATGGGAAGCGTTAGACACGCCGATATTTAGGCGGGATTCTTGCAATTGTCAGCCCGATGCGTCACCTTATGCGTAGGGAGAATCGACAAGCTCCCATCGGGAGAAAAAATGACAATGCTACAAATCATCCTAGTGATGACACATATCTTCGCTTTGGTCTGCGGATACTACGCAGGCCGTGAGGATGGCTACAAAGAAGGCAAGGCAATCGGCTATCGCCGCGGCCAGGCTCTTTCAAAGGCGGTCAAATAATGGCCGGCTTCTTAGATGGTTACGAGACAGTCAATCAAAAGGTCATCAGACTGCACGCGACGTATCCGACTAACCGCATCGAGACATCGATTATCGACTGGAACCCGGAAAAGGGCTACATCCTCATCGAGTGCCGGATTTATCGTCATTATGAAGATGAGAAGCCAGCCGCCATTGACTACGCACACGGCATGGTTGGGGCATACAACGTCCAAATGAAACGCTGGTATATCGAGGATACTGTCAGCAGCGCAATTGGTCGATGCGCTTCAGTGGTATTGGGCACAGAGACGAAACCCAGCCTGGAATCAATGCAGCAAGTCGAAACGATGCCAAAGGCTTTCGTCGAGGACGATCCATGGAGTAAGCCAATTTGGGATGAACCTGGATTCACCACAGCAAAATCAGCCGTCCAGCAAATCGCCAGTGAACTAGGCGGCAAGCTTGAATCTGAATCGCCAATCTGCCCACATGGACACATGATCCTCAAAGAAGGCGAAAAGAATGGCAAGCCCTACCGAGGCCATGTCTGCCCCGAGAAGATTAAAGCCAATCAATGCCAGGCGATTTGGTACGTACTCGGCAGTGATGGCAAGTGGAAGGAACGAATCTGATGGGATACTTCGAAATCTTCAAGCCAGGCGAATACGAAATGTGTGACGAATGTGAGAAGCCAAAGCCGTTGGCAGGTGGCTATCACGTCAAAGCTGATGGATTGGCCATGATTTGGCTTTGCCAGGAGTGCAAATGATTCCGGTCAAGCTGACACACGATGAAGAAATGACGTGTGCGGCCTATGCCCTACTGCGTGCCTATGGATCAGAAGGCATGAACGATTACAGCGTGCAGAAGGTCAATCTATTCCAGGACATTGCACGCAACAGCGAAGCAATAGGGGCAGAAAACGTTGTCCACAAATACTTTCATCGAGACATCCCATTTAAGCCCACAGTCAATACATTCAAGAATCAAGCTGATGTGGGTTGGAATCTTGAAGTCAAGCACACACCCTGGAAGGATGGGTGTCTGATACTTCGTGATCGTGACCGGGCTGAAGATGTGGCAGTGCTAGTCACAGGCAATTCACCGAATTATTACATCGTCGGATGGATTCCCATTGGCATGTCAAGCAAATCCGCAAATTGTGGATAAGTCGTGCGGGGCTTCGGCGTGTTGTCCACAGGTTATCCACAGGCATCAATCCTTACCCCAACCAGTACCCTTGAAATGAATCGGTGCTGATGTCCACACTCTTTCCATTGACACCAGGCAGTAATCGCATCCAGGTGAAGATAGATCGTCCTCGAAGCCTGCCTTGATTACTTTGATGTCAGAGCAAACTGGGCATCTAAATTCATAGCTCGGCATCTTGCACCTCGAATAGTTGAATACCCAATACGCCGCAGCTCATGCACTCGACGCAATGTACGTTGGGTGGAAGGTTGTCATGCACTTTTACAATCTTATGATCCGTTGCCTTC